GGAGCAGACGATCGCATCGGCTGGTTTGAATGGAGTGCTGAACCCGGTTGCAAGATTGATGATCGCAACGCATGGGCACAAGCCAATCCATCTTTAGGCCACACAATTTCAATCGAGAACTTAGAAGCTGCCATGATGGATGATGAATCAATCGTGCGTACTGAACTTCTATGCCAATGGGTATCCCAGATCAATCCAGCGATCAGTCCGACATCATGGGCATCGTGTGCCAAGCCTAAACTCAAACTTGACAAGGAGAAGCAGACATGGATGGCGATCGATCTAAGTCCAGATCGCCGAGCAGGTGCTTTGATCGCAGCTCAGAGATTAGAAGATAATAAATTTATTGTGGTCTTACTTGAAACCTTTGAAAATCCGGTAAACCTAGACGATAAGCAGTTAGCCAACTCAGTAGCCGACTGGGTGCGTAAGTATCCTGTCGAGACTGTCGCTTATTCTCGTCAGACTTCTGGCGCGGTCGCTGCTCGACTGGCTCCAGCAGGAATCAACACGACTCCGATCGATGGCGCAGTCTATGGTCAAGCCTGTGATGAAATGCTGTCGGCAATTACCAGCCAGAGACTTATTCATGGCAATCAGGATGAACTAACCAAGCAAGTTCTCTCAGCTGTCAAGTTACCTTTCAAGGATGGTGGCTGGTATCTGGGCCGTAAAGTTTCAAACTCGACAATCTGCGCTGCTGTTGCTTTGGCTATGGTCAGCCACTTTGCCACAGCTCCAGATGCTGAGATGGACATAATGATAGGTTGACATTATGCTACAATATGTCTAATGGGACTATTCGATCGTTTCGTCAAAGCTCCATCTGTTGAAATTTCAAATACAGATGTCGCAGCTTCACTTCAACCATTCAATCTTTCTACTTCTGTCTATGGTTTGCTCAATGCGCCAGTCACAGTAGATCGAGCATCCGCGATGAGCGTTCCAGCAGTAGCCAGAGCGCGTAACATCATCTGCGGAACTATTGGATCACTTCCATTAGAGCAATACAATAAAATTACCGGAGCTCACATCGACCCACTGAGAGTAATCAATCAACCCGATCCACGAGTCTCCGGTTTTGTCGTTTACAACTGGTTAGCAGAAGATATCTGGCTGTATGGCGTTGGCTTTGGATTAGTTCTCGATGCTTATGCAGAAGATGGTCGCGTTAGATCATGGACTCGCATCGATCCTCGTCGAGTTCAAGCAAAATATAACTTAGCAATGAATGAGATCGATGGTTATGAAGTCGATGGAAAGTTAGCACCTATTCGCGGTGTCGGTTCTATCATTCGCTTCGATGGATACGATGAAGGATTTTTAAATCGTGCCGGGCGAACAATTACAGCTGCTATTGAACTTGAAAAGGCTGCACTCTCTTATGCTAAAGAGCCAGTGCCATCAATGGTTCTTAAATCTAACGGAACTAATTTAACTGCCGAGCGCATTGCTAAACTTCTTGAAGCATGGCGCAATTCTCGCGCTACTCGATCAACTGCATTCTTAAATGCCGATGTCGAAATGCAATCAGTTGGCTTTGATCCAAAGAGTTTGCAACTTGTAGAAGGTCGATCCTATGTCGCTTTGGAAATCTCTCGCGCAGCTGGCATTCCTGCGTATTTTATCTCTGCTGAAAATACTTCAATGACTTATTCCAACGCTACATCCGAGCGCAGGTCATTGGTGGACTTCTCACTTCGTCCGATCCTTGCAAGCATTGAGCAGAGGTTATCTTTACCGGACATCTGCCCAAGCACATCTCAAATTCGTTTTGATCTTGACGACTTCTTACGCGGTAACGCATTAGAGCGCGCTCAGGTTTATCAAATACTAAACACAATCGGCGCGATGAGCGTTGAACAAATCCAAGAGGAAGAGGACTTGATTCGATGAAAATCGACATGCCAGTCACACTTACAGCAGCTGATTCAGCGGCTCGTACTATCTCAGGTCGCATCGTTACATGGGGCGAGCAGGGCAACACATCTGCTGGGCCAACAATCTTTGCTGCTGATTCAATTAAATTTAACAAGAATGTCAAACTACTTCTAGAGCATGATCGCACTCGACCAATCGGCAAACTTCTATCTTATGAAGTAAGCAAAGAAGGTATCGATGCTGTTTTCAAAATTGCTAACACAATGGCTGGTGAAGATAGTTTGGTAGAAGCTGCTGATGGACTCCGAGATGGCTTCTCAGTAGGAGTCAAAGTCGATGCGTGGGACAACCAAGATGGCGTGATGGTGATTTCTAAATCATCGATCATGGAGACATCACTTGTCACCGATCCGGCAATCGATTCTGCGCGCGTTTCGCAGGTCGCAGCTTCTGAAGAAGAAGCCACCCAAGTTTCTGAGACAACCGTTTCAGAAGTTCAATCAGAAGGAGAACAAGTGTCAGACACTACCGTTCCAGAGACTCCTGCCGTTGCTGAAGCGGTAGAAGCACACAAAGTAGAAGCTGCTGCATCAAAGCCAGCATTCTACGCAACTCCTCGCATCAATCCTGATCTAACAGCTGGTCAGTTACTTGAAGCGAACATCAAAGCCTCAATGGGCGATGAAGATGCTCGTCAGTTAGTTATGGCTACTAACGACACTTCAACAAACACTGGTTTAACTCTTGCACCACACATGAATGAATTCGTTACGACTTCAATCGATGGTCGTCCAGCAGTGGATGCAATCACTCGTGGCGCACTACCTGCTTCAGGAATGTCATTTACAATTCCTAAGATTTCAACAGCTCCAACAGTCGATGGAGATTCAACAGAAGGTGAAGCCCTAGGCGGAACTGAAATGGCAAGCTCGTACATTACTGTTGATGTTAAAAAGGCGGCTGGCCTCCAAACAATTTCTTGGGAACTCCTAGATCGCTCATCACCTGCGTTCTACGATGAACTTATCAAGGAATTGAACTACGCATACGCAAAGGCAACAGATCGCGCAGTAGTAGCAGCACTCGTTGCTGGTGGTACTCAAGCATCAACACAAGCTGCAACAATCGCAGGATTTAAGGCGTACATCGCGAAGGAAACTCCTGCTGCATACCTAGCAGCTGGCAAATTTGCTAAGAACATCATCGCTAATACAGCATGGTGGGAGACGATCATCACAGCGGAAGATGGCTCAAATCGTCCACTATTCATAGCTGCTCAACCTTCTAACGCTCCGGGTAATGTTGGAGTTCAGTCGCTAACTGGAACAGTAATGGGTCAAAACCTATTCGTTGATCCACACATGTCAGTGACAACATTAATCGATGATTCAGCATTCTTGGTAGTACCAGAAGCTGTAACATTCTACGAAGCACCAAAGACCCAGATTCAGGTTCAGGCTTTGGCTAACGGTCGCCTACAAGTAGCAGTTTATGGTTACTACGCAATCGCAACAAAGGTCGGCGCAGGCGTTCGTCGCTTTAACCTTACCTAAAAAACACTAATCATGGGGGGGCGGTTGCTCCCGATCGCTCCCCCAGCAGTTTAGAGAGGACTGAAATGCCAACAATCATCACCGCCACCCAGCTTCGATCTGTGCTTGGCGTTTCAGTTTCTCTTTATTCTGATGCAACACTAGATGACATTATTGATTCAGCAGAGTCAGTTATCTTGCCAATGCTTAATAGTTACTCAGTAGCGATCGATGCAGTGTCATTAACTAATAACATCGCTTACTTTTCAACACCTTTGCCACAACCTTTCAATGAAGGTCAATCAGTAGTTATTGCTGGATGTGGAACACCTTTTAACGGTACTAGAACTATCACTACAAACTTATTAGATGACTTTACATTCTCAGCTGCTATTACTAACGCTGACATCATCTCAAAGAACATCATTCCATCGGGCACTGCAACCCTTACTGGCGCATCGACTTATGTCGGCAACAGCGCAGTAGAATCTGCAGTCACAGTAGTTTCAGTAGAAATTTTTCAGAGTCGTACTGCTCCGGGTGGACAGATCGAGGGCGTAGATTTCAGCCCATCACCATTTAGAATGGGCCGATCACTTTACAATCGTGTCTCTGGCCTTCTAGGTAGTTTGGTAGATGTTGGAAGTATTGCCCAATGACAATACTCAGCCAAGTACGCCAACCTCTCGCAACAGCCTTAGCATCCGTCTCAGCTAATATCTTTGCTTATGTTCCGGAAACTATTCCTGCTCCAGCGGTAGTTATAGTTCCAGATTCACCTTATTTAGAATTCTTGACAATCGGCAGTAATGCCACATTCAAGTCAAAGATCAATTTAACGATCACCTGCTGCGTTGCATACAACAGCAATCCAGCCAGCCTCGATAACCTCGAGCAACTAATCACAAGTGTAGTCAGCCTAATTCCAGCAGGATATGAGCTGACTGCGGTCGATAGACCAACCGTCACAACAGTAGGAGCAGGGCAACTGCTCGTAGCAGACATTCGTGTCGCTACCTACTACACCCAATCATAAGGAGCACAAATGGCAACAACAGTAGTAACAGGGCGTGATATGACCTTGACTATCGACTCGAAGAATTACGATGCTCAAGCACTCAGCATTAGCCTAGAAACAACTTTAGATCGTCAAGCATACGAGACCCTAGACGGTCGCGTTTATAAGACAGTCGATACCGATGCAACAATGACAATGGAACTTCTAGCCGACTGGGGCGCATCAGCTGGTGCAGCTTATTCAATCTGTGAGCTTCTATGGGCAGCAGCATCGTCAGCACCAGATACATCATTGGCTTATACATTTACAGCAGCAACAGGCGCAGTCTTTACAGGTAATCTTTACCCATCATTCCCAACAGCCAATGGTGCTGGCAAGGATGCTCAGACTGTATCCTTTACCTTGCAGTGCACAGCCAAGCCAACATTAACTGTTAGCTAATCATTAACAAACGGGAGCAATAATGAAACTACCAATCACAATTACATATAACTCTGGCGAAGAGCAACTATTCGTGGCTCAGCCACCAGAGTGGGCTAAATGGGAAAAGCACACTGGAAAGTCTGCGGTTCACTGGAGCGAAGTAGGTGGAGTCTGGGACATCATGTTCTTGGCTTGGAATACTTTGAAGCGTGAGTCCGGTGGACAACCAGTCAAACCTTTCGAGGCTTGGATGGATACAGTGGCAGACTTTGAAGTGGGTTCATCAAACCCAAAAGTCATGAGCCAGGAAGCATCAGCAGACTCCTAATCGAGGTGGCAATAGCCACAGGGATTCCAATGAGCGAATGGCTGGATGCAGAGGATTTATTAACAGCGATTGAAGTGGTGAAGGAGCGTAATGGCAACTGAGACAATCAGTTATGATCGCTCCGAACTTCGATCGATCATCAAAGCATTTAAGGCTATGGATGAACAAGCTGCTGAAGAAGCCAAGAAGCAATCATCTGCACTGGCAGAATATGCTGGAGCAAAGATTAAAGAAAAGGCTGCTACTCGTACAGTCTCACCTATTGCAGCTCAGAGAATTGCAGATGGCGTAAAGATTTCTAAGTCATCTAAGGTAGGCGAGTTCTCCTATGGCTTTGCTTCTCAAAAGTTCTCAGGCGGTGGAGATACACGCGATCTCCTCTATGGTATGGAATTTGGATCAAATAGATTTCACCAGTTCCCAAAGAGAACTCCGGTCAAAGGTAAAGGCAGTGCTGGATATTTTATCTATCCAACCCTTCGTGAGATCCAACCAGAACTGGTTAGACAATGGGAAGAAGCGTTTGATCGCATCCTAAAGGAGTATAACTAATGGCTGGTAATAGAACTCTCAAACTATCCATCCTTGGCGATGTCGATGATCTAAAGAAGAAGCTAAACCAAGGCGCAGATGATGTTGATGGCTTTGGTGACAAGCTAACAAAATTTGGCAAAATTGCTGGAGCAGCATTCTTAGCAGCAGGAGTCGCAGCAGTAGCCTACGCTGGCAAGTTAGCGGTCGATGGCGTTAAGTCTGCTATCGAAGATGAAGCTGCGCAAGCCAAGTTAGCACTGACTTTAAAGAATGTTGCTGGCGCAACAGATGAAGCAATCGCCAGAACTGAAACATGGATTACAAACATGGGTATCGCCTTTGGCGTATCCGATGAAGAATTAAGACCAGCGATGGAGCGATTGACTCGCGCCACTGGTTCATTAGAAGAAGCGCAAAGATTATCTACTTTGGCTTTAGATGTTGCAGCTGGCTCCGGTAAATCACTTGAATTGGTATCTAACGCGCTAGGCAAGGCTTATGAAGGCAATACAACTTCTCTAGGTAAACTAGGTATCGGTTTAGATAAAGCTCAATTAAAGTCTATGACTCTGGATGAAATCACTGCCAAATTAGCTGACACCTTTGGTGGGCAAGCCGCTGCCAAGGCAGACACATTTTCAGGCAAGATGGAAAGACTGAAACTAGGACTCTCAGAAGCTCAGGAGACTATCGGTTCTTTCATTCTTACTGCATTGACTCCAATGGTTGAAAGTATAACCACTACAGTATTGCCAGTTTTAAGAGAATTCATTAACGGCTTTTCAGGTAATGATGGATTGAAGGTAGCTTTTATTGAATACATCAATTTAGTTAAATCCATAGTTATTCCTATTTTTCAAGGGTTAAAATCTGCATTCAATTCAGTTAAAGATGCTGTAATGGATAACAAGGAAAGTTTCCAAGCATTATTAGACTTTGTTAAGATTTTGGCTCCTTATTTTGGTGGAGCATTGAAGATAGCAATCACTGGTATTGGTAAGGCTCTGTCAGTGGTCGTAAACATTGTTGCAGATGTCATTGATGGCTTTAGACTATTGATCTCAGTAGGCAGCAAGGTTGGTAACTTTATTGGCAACCTAAACCCATTTGGCGGTGGCAAAGCTGTAGGTGGCCCAGTATCTATGGGCAAGACTTATCTCGTAGGTGAGAAGGGCCCAGAACTATTCTCACCATCTAGCAATGGCAGCATCATCCCTAACAACAAATTAACTGCTGGTGGCGGTGGCGGTACGACAATTAACATCTCAGTATCCGGTGCTATCGATCCAGCTTCTACAGCTCGACAGATCGCTAACCTTCTGAAGAATGAAGCCAGCACATCCGGATCATTTATCAATCTAGGGCAGAGTGTCTTTGCATAATGGCATGGGATCCTAATTGCTCAGTAACTATAGGTGGCGTTGATTTCTCTTCAAAGACGATCAATACTGTCAGCGTTAGTTATGGCAGATCGTCATACTGGGAACAAGCCAGATCGAGCATCGCATCGATAGAAGTAGTCAATTTAACAAATACCGATTATGGCTTTGAGATCAATGACTCAATCGTAATTAAGGTAGATAATGCTTCTGCTGTGGCTCGGACTGTATTCACAGGCAAAATCACGAGCATCTCTAATCGCATGGCAGCAGTCGGATCAATTAGTGAAGTCTCAGTTATTACAATTTCAGCAGTAGGCCCATTCGCTCAGATGTCTCGTAAGATTATTGGTGGCTCTGGATATTCACGCGAGATGGATTCAACTCGTATGACTAATATCCTGACTGACTCTGGGGTCACAATCGATACAGTGGATTCACCTGGTATCTATGAATTTGCAAAAGCTGATAATAATGCAGTCGATTCTTATCGCTGGGCCAGTAAGTATGCTGGCATGGCTAATGGATATATCTATGAGACTTCAGATGGCAAAGTGGGCTTTGCGAATGAGTCCAGAAGAAGCGTGGCTGTTGATGCCACAGGTGATATGAACATCCCAGAGAACTACATCCTATGGCGATCAGTATCCTCTTCTAAAGCCCTACAAGACATTCTTAACTCGATATCTTTGACTTATAACACTGGCACTAAGACATCCAGCGATGCAGCCTCCATAGCCTCTTACGGGCTTCTAGGTGGGTCTATTCAAACTGAACTACATAACGCTTCCGATGCTCAGGAACTAGCTGATAAGTATGTCGCGCTTCGAGCAAACCCTCAGACTAACTTAAGTTCATTTACAGTTCAGCTTGATTCGCCTAATGTCTCATCTGGTGATCTAGACATATTCCTTCAAATGTATATGGGTAAAGCGATAAGCATCTCAGGCTTACCAGTTTCGCTATTGCCATTAAATTACTATGGATTCGTAGAGGGCTGGAACTTACAGGTATCAAGGACTCAGGCTGTAATCTCATTGACCACAAGCGAGTCAACCTATTCAATTCAACCTACTCGATGGCAAGATGTCTCAGCTGCTCTTGCTTGGTCTGGGGTAGGGGCTGCGGTACAATGGTTCATATACGACTAGGAGCATGAATGGCACAAACAACTAATTTCCTCTGGAGCACTCCAGATGACACAGCACTGGTCAAAAACGGAGCATCCGCGATCCGTACCCTTGGCTCATCTGCTGACTCAACTGTTCAAGACCAAGTCATCGCGGCATTGATGGGAGCCTACTAATGGCAAATACAGCTAAGACACTATTTCGTGGAGCAGCTACAACTACTACCACTACGACCCTTTACACAGTGCCAGCGAGCACTACAACGGTCATTACAAACATCGCTATAACTAATACCGGATCATCTACTTACACATTTACATTGGCTTTGGATGATATTGCTTTGCATACTGCTACAAATGTTTATGCTAACTCAACTGTTTATATTGACTCAAAGCAAGTCCTAGCGACAACCAAAACCATTAAAGGTGGAGCATCTAATACAGCTGTGAACTTCCACATCGCAGGAATGGAAATCGCGTAATGGCAATTTCATCCTATCCAGCAGTAACCTATAAAAAGACGGTAGTTACTTTAACTAGCGGTACTTCATGGAGTGTCCCTACTGGGGTCACTTCTGTTAATGTGACTTTATACGGTGCAG